GCCACTACGGCAGGACAACTCTGGCTCAAGGACCTGGCGGACTTTGAGTCAGCGTGGGAGAAGATGCTGGCAACTCGTGCTGCGGCGGCCAAGCCGCTACCGGCTCGGGCGAAGCCAACGAAGCCCAAGAAGACCGCTGCTTCTACATGAAAGGGTTGAGTGGCTTGCTGCGAGATCCAGCACGGCTCAGATTGGTGGGGTGGGCCATGGGTACCGGCAGAGTATCAATGTCCTTCAGGTAGTACATGTAATGGTCAACGGCGGATAGGATGTGCGGGACGGACCACTGTATGACACGATCATTCAACTCCTCCACCTGACCGGCAATGTTAAAGGGTTGATTGCGGGCGTATTGGTAGAAGATTGCCCGCATTATAATTTTTAGTTCATCAATCGACTGTTTGTCGATGATATATCCCTTGGGCTGGCTCTTTTCATACACAGACCGGCGTATACTTGACTGGATGATCTCAACATTCTTGGGGGAGAAGAAGGCATCTGTGAGGGGCGTGCGTTCCCAGTTGCCCCGAAGCATATCAGCCTGGAAGTTCTGTTCTGCGGATTTCAGGTGCTCAAACCCGGGAAATGGCGCAGAAGGCTTAGGTCCACCACCGGCAGATTGTATAGGGGCTGTAAGGTTCACTCGGCCAGGGGAAGGGCCTCCACTCGACAACTCAGAGATACCGGCACCGTTCATCTGGATCCCCACTGGATTATTTTCTAAGGATCAGATATAAAATGGCGAGTGGATCTGCTGCGTTCGGTGCAAAGGCTGGCTTCAATCAGAGTGGTGGTTCTTATTACTTAGTGGTGTCTTCTGTCCGTGATCAGCTGCTGACGCTGACCCCTGGCAGCGGTTCTGGCGGTGCGACCACGGCCGGCAGCCTGGCCGCTTTCTCCTACAGCGCCACCGCCAACCAGAGCTCCCTGATCGGTGCGAACAGAGTGATCCGTGACATGGGCAAGACGGTGGTGTCCGCTGGTCGCTCTTTCCGCAAGTTCCAGGCGGTGGTTCCCCAGACCCAGAGCACGGGCGGTGTGACGGGCGATGCGGCCTCTACCACCAACCCTGGCTACCTGACGGGCTACCTGGAGATTGCCAGAGACGGCGATGCTGCGGCCTTCAACCACGCCGTCATTGCTCGCATGTCGTAAACAGCATATTGGGTTCCTTAGTGGCTCAATCTATACAATTTTCAGTACATTTCATTGTGAGTTGTTGATAACACATCACAATGAATCCAGCAAATCTCCTCTAACACAAGTTAGAAATGGACTACTGGCTCATAGCATATGTACTCATCTGTATTGTACTGGGAACAAGCACTATCTCGTTTTTCTTTCAGCGAAGCCAGTACATTACTGCTACACTACTCTTTGTTCTCCTGATCCTGGTCTTTGTTTTTTATGGTCTCCGCTTATTCGCAGGTGGTAATCTCCAAGGCCTCGCCACACCAAAGGGCTGGCCTCCGATAGTCAATATGTGCCCGGATTTTATGATGACCTGGACGGATTCTGCTACCCAAAATGTTTATTGCTATGATGCTAACAATATCTATAAATTAAAATCAGGAGCTGCTGCGGGTACAGTAGGAAATCTGACAATCAACAATATTCCTAATCAGTCTGCCTACTTGATAAAGAATGCTTCGCAGAATCCAGGTGCAACAGACATTCGCTCAGACCCTAACGGTGCTCGTTGGCCACTGCTGAACACCTTCCGCACAAGTCCCCAGGTCATCACGGGTGATCCGAATGGTGCATTTATTCGCTGGGAGGGAGTCTGGGATGGCCGCCAGGCCAGCCCAGAGAAAGCTCCTCTGCCCTAAACAATCCACTCAGGAGATATTTCAAATGAGCAATGACACAATTTGTCTGCATCCAGCAATTGAACAAAGCATTCATCAATGGTTTGCCAATCGCACAACGCCAGCTGTCTTCCTAGTTGGTCCTCCTGGTGTTGGAAAGACAACACTTGCCTATCGTGTAATGAAGGCACATGATCTGCGTGTGAGTGAGTTTAATGCCTCTCATACTCGCAGCGGGGCATGTTTTCGAAAGATCATCCTCCCCCTGCTTGAGCGAGGCGGTGTAATTCATATGATGGAGACAGGAAAGCAGGGAGGACTGGGTGTTATCTTAGATGAGATTGATGGTCTGAGTAGTGGTGAAAAAGGGGGTCTTCAGAGCCTTTTAACATATCTTCGTGAGTGGAAACCGTCAAATCCTGGTGTACCCGTTATTTTTATCAGTAATACAATTCAACAGCGTATTCTTTCTATGATCGCCAGATACTGTCTTACTTTTAAAGTAGGCACAGCAGGCGACGAGCAAATCATGGAACTCCTGGGAACGGATGTACCACCCATGTGGAAGAAAATTGGCACAGGAGACCTCAGACCACTTTTACGAGGAGAGTATAAGGTATCTGAAGATCAACTCGCCACAGCAGAGGATATTGTACCAATCCCTGAAGGTGTCGTCCCACTTGCAAAATGGTGTCTCTATTCTGAGATGGACCCTTATTTAACACTTGAGATGGAGAACAATGATAGTAACCTGGCTGGCCTAGTGATAGCAGAGAATCTCACGGATCGCCTGGAAGGTGTAAAAGGGGATACTCGTGAGGCCTGGGATATTTATATGAAACTCTTCCGCTGTATCCAGGAATCGGATTATGCCGATTACTGGGCATTCTTTTACCAGACCTGGAGACTTCTCGGCCTCAGCCAAGATGTGAAACTCAACACAATTAATCTCTACTTATCCAAACATGCCCCTTGGACAAAAGAAGAACCCCCTCTAACATCAATTCGGTATACTCCAGTCTTAACCAAACAGTCGGCACTATTTAATGCCTGGAAAATGCTGTGTGACATAGCAGATACACAGCGTATTCCTATTCGACTCACGCCATTTGCCTTGGCTATGGCGACAAATATTGAATTAGCAGAAGGAGGCGGTGGAAAAAAACAGGATAAAAAGAAAAAAATGGATAGCATGTCATTCTCTCTCGTGTAGGAGTTTTATGAGTTTTAGGGGTTCTTTTCTTCCCAGGCGATAGGCCCTATTTACTATAATTGTTTCCTCATCCTGTTGCATTTTGTGTAAGAGGATGATGTGGGTGGCTGAGGGAATATTGAGACCTGCCACTGCTTGTTTATTATTCAAGAATAAGACTTGGATACTGCCGGCCTGGAAACGCTCGAGAGTATTTCCTATACTATCCTTGTTTCCTTCAATCATACCCCAGACAATTTCATGATCAATGAGGTATTTTCTGAGTAAAAAGAAAGAATTATCGTAGCGGCTGAAGACCAAGTATTTTCCGTTTGGATTTTCCTTAATGAGTTTTACAAGGGCTTCATGTTTCTTTGGTAACCTTGGAGGCTTGTGCTGTCCTTCTCCTGATTTATCAAGGGTTCGGCCAAGTGAACAGAGGGCTGTGGGGGCAAGTTCAGCACGACAGAGGGGACAGACTGCAGTCCGTGTCATCCAAGATAAAATACAAGGAGCACAGAAAAGTCTTGAACAACAGGGCGTAACAAGGCAATTGGACTCTTCTTCAATCCCTGGAGTATCATAGCAGATTGAGCAATTATCTTTTGATAATTCTTGTATGCGGCTCTCAACTGCCTTGATTTTTTCCTGGAGATCTTCGATTTTTTTCTCGTTTCCAGGGTTTTTTTCGAGTTCTTGAATTCTTCTTCTATGAAATTCCGTGGCCGCCTGTACAAGTGTAAGAGGTGTATGCGAGGGTACACCAAGGCTCTGAAGTGCCCCTTGAATATCTCCTGCATTCAACATTGCCTGTACTTCTGTAGGTATTACTGATTCGATCATATTGTGAGAAGGAGGGGCTTGGCAGCGCACAATCTCATGCTGAATCGGCATTCTCTGCGTGGATTGATCCAGAAATTCCCTTTTACACAAAAGAACAAGAAGAAATCTGAGGGGATGCTGAGTCTTTAAAAAATACTGGAAAAAAGGGTAGGATTGTGTCTTAAAAAAAGTAACATTTGGATGGGCTGAAATTTTATTTCGAAGGAATGTTTGAAGTTCTTCTGGCAGTGTTAGAAGGTAGTCTTCTGCTAATTGTCGAAGAATATACGAATGATAACATTCATTCGCTAGCAATAAATTCTGAAAGTTTGAAGTAATGAGCCAACTCATATTGGCCTGGGGTCTAGGACAATTCCCAGCCAACTTAATGGAATCTGCCTCATCATAAAACACCCGCCGCCAACGTACGTCGCCGACATTTCTTGCTTTCAGATTATTGAGAAAACCTGAAAGCAGGGTATTACCGATCAAAGCGACATGGGACTCCTGTAACTGTGTTACAAGGGAATCCTTATCAAGATCTCTTTGACTTTTAATAAAGCATGCTTTCAACGTTGTCTCATTTTCGATTACTTCTTGCCATTGTCTGAAAATTATGTGAGGGACTACGATGAGGGAGTCAAAGAGAGATTGAGTGTTTGCCTGGGGCAGTATAGAAAAACAAGATGCACTACTCTCTGGGTGCAAATTGCTGAGTTGATTGCCTCCTTTGTCTTGTTTGTGGCTTTGATTTTCATGGAGTGGCTGGAGGGCCATTTGGCTAATGTGGCCAAGTGCGGTCAACGTCTTTCCTGTGCCCCCTGAATCACCAAGGATACCAAAATCACTGAAGAGTGTCTGGACAAGAACTTGATTCTTGTAAATGGGCATACCCTGCCTGAATTGCGATTCACGCTTACGCATCTCATGTAAAAGGGCTAGTTGATGTACTTTGAGTGTAGTCTGTAGGTGTGTAGGTTGTTGTGTTACAGGGGAATTACTAGTGAGAGCATTTTGATAGGTTTGTTGAAACATATCTAAATGTTGTCCTAAGGATCGTATTGTTTGTAGCATTATGATTTGATATTCTTACTAAAGGTCTCTTAGATCTCCAAGTTTAGGCTCTCAGCTCAGGCATTCGCAAAGAAGGTTCTGAGAGCCGCCGGCCGAATAAAGGCCTTGATATCCATATTCGTCTTCTTCATCAGTGGATTAGGATTCGGATCATCTCGCAGCTTTTTCTTGTCAAAAGTATTCTCGCTGTGGCTAATCACGAGCATCACCTTGAAAGGGTCCAGCTGAATCATTGGATTCACATAATTATCCAAGAAGGACTTCTCTTCTGCATGCGTGACAGTCTCATCATAGGTATGCGTAAGGGCATAGCTCCGCCGCCAGGCCATCGTTCCATTTGTAGCGTGATTCCTGTTGTAGGGTCCGAGCTTGTAGATTGTTTTGTTATCAGTATAGTACATGTAAATTTCTGAAGATCCAGCGAGTTCAATCTTAGGGTTCTTAATGAATTGTGCCACTGCGTAGGCCACTCTCTCAGGGCTGTAGTAGTCGTCGTCGTCCATGGCTACAAAGATTTCACCCTTTCCCTCCTTGTTCAAGCGATTCCGCTTGGCCCCAATCAGGAGTTTAGGACCATCGTGGCGAATATAGCGAATGTTGGGAATTGTCTTCCCAGCCTCCTCAAACACATCTTTTACACAGTCCTCGCCATCGTCGAAGATAATCCACTCCATGCGATCCTTAGGGTATGTCTGTGCCTTGTAACATTCAATCAACGCAGGTAAAAACCGGCGGCGATTGTAGGTAGGGGTAAGAACAGAGACAAAAGGCTTCTGGTTCATTATTCTTAACTCATCTCTTCTTCTTTAGCTTGTATTGTCTGCTCGTAAATCTCTGAGGTCTTTGATAAAAGCTCATTCAATCCTTCCTGAAAGTCAAGTATCTTACTAGTCTTCCATTCGTTAAAAGCCCTTGATTCCCTGTAACCAAAGAATCCAACATCTACTGTTTCCTCTGGCATCGGTGTAACAGGGAATAGAGAAACAAAGTAGGGAGTTGACTTCACTTCCCTGTAAATCTGGTATATAAGTGCTATAGGGAAATACAAGATAGAAATTAAGGTAACATAGATAAAATCAAGGACCCTGAAGGGGATATCTTTCCACAGTGCTTCATTTGCAGCAAAGGATCCCCAGCGCAGGGCGAGGAGTATAACGATGAGAATTGAAAGATACTTCGCAACACTCTTAGAAGCATCCCCTATATCTTCCATCCATCCACGATTTTCAAGATCTTTCTGTGCTTTTTCTTCTGCTGTCATGTTTTGTGTAACAGCAGGTTCAAGAAGGCTCTTTATTTTTGGTTTGTCTTTTGCCACTGGATACTTGTCAATGAAGTCTTTAATTTCTGGGGCTGGTTTATCACTAAAGAAGTCTTTCATGGCGGTATACAGATTATCCTTAAGACTTGGGAGTTTTTCATCGTATTTTGTTTCACGTGTAAGGACTTGAGTGGGGCTCACTTCAATATTCGCATTCCACCAGGCCAACTCGGCATCAAGGAAACTTGTGTATTGTGTTAAAGAGGTACTAAATGTGGCTGGGGTTTTATACTTGGAGACATAGGGAACAAGTGCCTTCGACCCTTCATACTCCTCTAACACTTTGGCTCGAACTCTCTTCCTCATGGGCGTGGCTTGTTGAATCTCTTCCACTGTCGGCTTTTGGAACAAGGATGAAACCTGGTCCATGTCGGCTGTACCGTCTGTTTACAGGGCATACTTGTTATCTCCCATACCAGACTCCACCAAGAAGAAGTTGATGTTTTCAACATAAATATTGAAACTGTAAATGTAAGAAGAATTCGGGGGAAGAGGCCAGACCTGAAGATCAAGTTGAAACTTGCGAATACGACTTGAATTCAGAGAACCAGTTGGTTGGCCAGAAGGAGACTGGAGTTCAAAGCTGTAGACGGGGAGGCGGCGATCAGCGCCACCACTGAGGTAGCGGAAGGGTGTTATATCTGTGTAAAAAGTGGTTGTCTTGAGTTCTTGGATCTCATTGCCATCGGCCAAGATACGGAGAGCCCTGAGAATCTCTGGTTGGCCAGCAGGGATTAAGACCCCTGTGGCATTGTGGGCTTCAATGTACTGACTGTCAGAAGGGACTTGAGTAGGATCTTTTGGCCTTGTTGGCCAATCCCACCAATTTGTAAAGTTTGCAGGGTAGTTTCTGTAGAGAACCATGTCAGATCTGCGGGGGACCAAGAGGATACGTGTTATAGGGTTGTGTACGTAGAGGTCGAGGAGTTGGTTCCCAATGATTTCTGGATATTGGACTTGGGTGACTTGGCGATTCAAGTACATGAGTGGTGATGTTGCGAAAATATTTCTTTCTTCTTCTGGTAAAAATACATATGTCGTATGAAGTGTTGGACTACACGCCCAAGAGTTCAGGGGAGGAACACTTTGGCCAATATCCACAAAAAAATTGCGGATCTGTTTTCCTTCATCATTTACAGGGACATATTCAGGAATGTTGCGATTGATGCTGGACTGGCTAGAGAGTACACGGAATCCAGGGGCCATGCGGTATCCAGAGAGATCAAGAGTTGTGTAGAGTTGACTGGAAGGTGTTAGATTGATTGTTACGTCGACTGTGTAGTATTGGAGGCCAATGAGGGGGAGTGCCTGGCCTTCTTCTGTGAACCAAAAAGGCAGTGGGCAATACACAGTATATGCCGGAATAGAAGGGGTATTGGTTTGTGCTGTAGTTCTGTTGTCGGGGTACACGGTCGGGTATTCGCCCCTTGTTTGGGTTGGATTGCCATAGAGACCATTGGCAGGGTCAGTGAGTTCAGGAACATCTCCCACAAGCCGCTGCCATTTTTCGAACTTGTCCTTAGGATAGTCAATGAGTGCCTTGGCCATAATGTATTCGCCAGTAAACTCTTGTACTTTGTTGGGGCCGATGGAGATCTGGACTGACTGGATGGCGGCGGCACCGAGATAGCGAACCCACTGAAATTCTTGTTGCTTGAGTGGGCCGGTTATCGGATTTGTGGCATGATATTTGCTGTAGACGGCTGGAATCTGGAAAGAGAACCACATGTCTGATAAGAGATCACCCACACGGTCAACACGGGCTTTCAGTTGAACTGTCTGTTCATATGGATAGTCAGTTGGACCATCCATAAGTTTGCTCGTTGTCTCAAGTGAAAAATGGGTGTACTTCTTGAAAGCCTTATAGAAGAAGGTTAAATCAGGATTTCCTGATAAAATAACATTCTGTGCACCATAGGCTACTAATTGGAGTAGACCGCCTCCTGGCATTCTTCTTCGTTACCAGTGAATATTTAAATCAGAGAACATGCGAACTTTGATTTAAATATTAATAAAATGCTACTAAACTTCGACCATTACATGCCCTTTCTCTGGGTCCACCAGCTATCAATCAAGTAGGGAGGACGATCCATGTTATCCTGATCAAATTCGGAACTAGGACCCATGTCCATCATCGCCTGTATTTCACTGTAAGTCATGGCATAGGGGAAGTAGTACATATTGCTGATGTACCCAGTAAACTTGCCATTAATTAAAAAGTTTTCACCAGGAGGAATACCCCTCTTCGTAGATTGCTCTGTTGAAGGGTTCTTCCACTCACTTACATTGGTATAGCGAATAGAAGGGAAGAGAATGATCGGCTGGTAGTTCTGGTAGGGCAGGGTACCATTGAAAGATTTCTTGTTCGCCAGATTTCCATTGATGTAGACTTCCATGGTATTCTTTCGGAGAGCAATGACCAAGTGGACCCACTTATTAAAAGGCACCTGTTTTACATCAATCACGTTAAACCAAGAATCATATGTATTCATAACAACACGAAGCACAGGGGCAGAGCTTTCACTATTGCTGGAACTCACAAAAACACCGGGTCCCATCAGCGGGAAGGGTCCAGATTCATACCCCTTGTAGAAGACAGACTTCCATCCCTCAGAACCATCATCCGTATCATCAGAGATGTAGAGGAAAGTAGAATAGGAGAATTCTATGCCGGTTAACTGATTGTCTGAGAGGGGAATTGTGATGGAATTTGGGTTCGTGGGATCTTGCTTGATGATTTTCGTTTTGGCTCCGCTTCCTGTATACGGATAGATAGGGATACGATTCTGGCTATATGTTAAATTAGCCCTATACAAAGTTTCAATAATCATAAAAATAAAAAAGATTGCCGCTGTGACTACAATCGCTATGACAATCTGTGGGAATATGCCTGTGCTGGCTGTATCCATTCTAACTCAAAGGTCCAATTTGTTGGAGATAAGTTTAAGCACTTGTGGTTGTTGGGGTAGGACTTGTGGGAAGGGCACTCAAAGAGGGTGCTATGCTAAAAAAGCCTGATAGGTAGGATAGTATACTTGTTTCAGCGGGGCCTTCCTGATACATAGCCCAGATCTGATCGGGTGTCAATGCATAGTTATAGAAAAGCCCCTTTGACATGAAGCCACGCAGTTTTCCACCATTGTTAACGCCGAACATAGCAGTTCCCTTAGCTGCAGCAGAACCAATCGCAAATCCACCCTTGTACACACAAGACCGAGCGAGTTTACCATCGACATAGACATCAAGGGTGCGTCCATTGCCAACAACAGTGATAAGCAGCCAGCGCTGATACTCAACACCATTGATTATGTCACAGCGGTCGTTTTGTGAGACTGAACCGGGTGTAGAATAGGTGTCGATCAAGGACTGGAGAGGGTAGTTTGATCCACTCGGGCTTGTGAGATTATTGTCAATCATTTCAGTGGGTTCGCTTGTTGATTGACGAACAATGAGTGATCCATTCATGGGGTTCAGTCCAATAAAGAGCAGGGTCTTACCCTTTGCGCCACTGGTAGCAAAGCGGTTGTCGGAAATTTCGAGGAGATGGGCGAGTTTCGTTCCAGTGGGTCCAACAAAGCCTTTGGTATCGGTGATATACAGCCAGAAAGATGTGGAATACTGTCCACCATCAGGAATACCTGTGATTTGAGTAGCTTTCACAACATTTTGGTTTGTAATTGAATCAGTAGCAGTTACAGTAGTTGAAACTAACCCAGGCAAGATATCAACCGAAGATCCTATTTGAGATCCATATAGGAATTTGTACAAATAATACAGTCCAACCAAGAGAACAATAAAAAGTCCGATGCGTATAAAAAACGTTAGGGATCCTGAAAGCCAAGCGGGAGGCGATGATCCATTTGCTGCCGCATTCATTCTGTCTAAGAAGAAGAGTTTAGGGGATTCTTTATGAAACACTACTAGCGAACACTGTAAAAGGGTTTAGCTTCGAACCCTCAGCAGGGCCCTTGTTACAGTTACCAAGAATACAAGCTGGGATTTCAACTGAGAAGAGTGATTTGAAATGCATATCCTCCTCGATGTATTTTGGAATACCACGAGTATTTACTAATCTCTGAAGATCATCAAGTACATCTTGAGAGGATGCAACTTTCTGATCACCAGAGAAGAAGCCGATTTTCCCTTGCCACTTGCGATTGCCGGCAATCCAGTTGAGACTGGAATCCGCCGGAACAGGAACATAATCAGTCAACTTACTGTTGACCAGTTTCGCACCGTAATAAACATCAAAGCGCCTGCCCTCTTTTACAATAGTAACGACTGTCCATTTTTGTAGAGGAATGGCCGGAAGAGGTATACTTTCCATAGCATGTTGTGATGAATCCTTTGCCGTGCGCACCTTCAAGAGAGCCGGGACATGTGGCTTATCTGTCTGAGATGTATACCCAGAAGCCAAGAACTCTAAGGTATCACCAAGGCGAACAAGGCTTGATAAGTACCCATCCTCGGGTGTTCTACATTGCCCACAGTCAGATCCCACACACATACACTTGTTAAAGGAGTAGGTATCACAAGAAGGAGCAAAAGAAGATGTTGAATCTACACAGTCGACCTTGGCAAGCGTCCTCGGTGCCTGCTTGACTAGGATGGCAAACCGCAGAGTTGCTGGCTGATCAGTCCAGGGAAGATCTGTATTTTCAAGTACTTTTTGATTAGGCTTGGATAAGTCATACATTACAGAGGGTCCTTTATATTCCGCTTTACCTCTCATAAACTGAATAGTCAGATATATGACAAGTAGCATAACAGCTAAGAAAAGGATAGCCTCTACTAGCATTCTAAACTAGATACCTCTAAAAACAGGCACCCCCACCAGGTGTCGTCTTAACTTTGGCATTTAGCTGTAGAGTACGAGAAAGAGAAAATCGAAGACCAAGAAGACGAAGGCGAAGGAGCATCAAAGTCTTCTATTCTAGCAAGTGCTGGGCTAGAAGCCTGTAGTTCAACATACTTGAGCGCCCTCGTCCAGATATGGAGATTCTGAACAAAGATTGATTTCGTTGGCGCATCGGCCCAGGCCGGCGCAGTACTGAACCGCTGATCGGTGGCCGGATTTGCTCCATTGAGGGCCAAGACAGTTGGCATGACCCGCTGGAAAACTTGCTTTGTATTCAGATACACTGTAAAGAGTTTCTCTTCCACCACGACACTGATGCGAAAGGGAGTATTGAGTGGAATGTTTTTAATAGGGGAGCAACTGTAGACAATAGATGAAGGTCCAGAGAAGAAACTTACTACAAGATCATTTGTCTCAGTTAGATACATAATCATCGAAGCCCATCTTGACATATGTTGCGCAAGATCTGCGGTTCCTGGATCAGGCACAGCAAAAGGAACAGCCTGTTGGCCTGGGGGAGTGGCCGGTACCCCCACCTTCATCAAAATGAGACGCTTTTTTGCGTTTGTCTCTGTAAGGCGACGAACAAGGAGGTCAATTGAAAATGTAAATGTGTTAGTAAAGGATGAGCCTAGGAGAGGATCTTTTTCGTTAAGTGGAGCAAAGCTAGAAGATCCTGGTTGTTTTCGATCATTCCAGTAGACTTTCCCATCATCTTTATCAGCTACCACAAGTACTCCCTTATCACCTGGTTTGAATGAAAAAACAGGGTAGACTGTGTAATGAACAAGAACAAGGATTAAGAATAAAATAAGGGCATAAAATACAAGATAATAGAGCACTTGAAGAGGATAGGATCCGCTGCCTGATGTAAAAGAGGAACTTCCTGATCCACTGAAACTAGAAGTAACGGCGGACAATCCAGAAGAAAACCCAGATGAAAAGCCTTTCTGTAATTTTCCAGTTGTGTCTCCAACCCACTCCTTTAAAATAGAGCCTCTGTTCAAGATCGGGTTAGCTGCGGGAGCTGGGGCGCTCATTCTGTTTGGGCAGCGGATTGTGTTTCCTCTGTATTTTTCGCCTTTCTTGTAATTCTCATAGTCTTAGGATTGAAGCCAATCTTCTTAAAATGCTTTCTTGTCTGTGTAGCATTGCACTTTCTGAGTTTTTCCCGCAAGTAGCAGACAAAACTAATGCGAGTGAATGGCTTCTCAGAGCCCATTGTACCTGTTTCCATATCCTCTTTGTGAATTCTCGCAAGCCCCTTGTTCTTCTTTTTATCCTCTGCTGTTTCATACAATTCTGTGTTACAGTGCCACTTGTGCACATCCATTGCCAAGAAATCGCCGGTACGGATATTGAATCCCACACGGTACTGGGGAAAAAGAGTATATCCCCCGTGATAATGACCACGCTCTATAACACTCAAATTACCATATCCATCTTTGAAATCACCGTCATCCATGTGTAGTGCTGTTCTGAAATTCCGATTTACAGTGACACTTGAGAAGGCTGTGCCGGTTATGTGTAAAAGGGGTTGTTCTTCAGCTGCTTTCTTTTGTAAGCGATGTTTCTCTGGGACTAAGCTTTTGAAGCAGTTATCAAGGGCTCTTATAAAAGGAAGTCCGTGCTTGTAATACTTCCAGTATCTCATGGTGTAGGAAGTGAGTCGGCAAGGGAGTCCCATGAAAGGGGTTGACTCGAAATATCCAAGGACTGAGCTGAAGACATTGTTATTTACACGCATCTTGGACACCTTTCCCTTTTGAATGTATTTCGCAGACCATCCTCGAACTTCTGTGGGGTTCTTCTTCGACCAATACTTCCCTTTTACATCAATTGGGCCAGCGGCTGCTCCACGATTCCTTGAGGGAGCGGCTGTTATCCAGTAGCCTTCCCAGCCGATTTTAATGAGCTCAGGGTCAATCACTTGTTTCCGCAGTTTCGCAAGAAGTTGTTTGTTTCCATCCTTGTCTAGAGCATAGACATCAACATCTTCATCAAAAATAGTATCAACATCCTTTTCTGTAAAGTAGGTCCCCTGCTTGGCCTTGATCTCCTCGTCCGTCATAGCCGGCTTCACAATCACCTCTTTTACATCCTTCTTGAGGGGCTTTGCTGATTTTGGCAGTTGAAGTTCTTGATAAATTTCAGGAGGGAAATTTGTCAAGGCATTTGTGGAGTCTGCCATTTTAATTAGGTGTTAGAAAAGCCGATCCCTAGTCTCGCATGTACCAGAGTACTCCCGCAGTCACGCCGGCCAATAAAATTCCAACACCTATTCCCTGAATTCTCGCTGCCATATCGGCTGCCACGAAATCATCAGGTGTCCAAACAGGAGATCTTCCTCTTTCACCAAGCCGTTTGTAGTACTTGAGTACTTCTGCCTCTGTAAGTTCTGGCTTTTTCAAGCTCTTATTTACTTCATTGTGTAAAAGAATGGTCCAGCGGAAAAGATCTTGGCGGCGATCGAGATGGGGTGTTAGAGGGTATTTCTCGAGATGGGCATTGTAATGGTCTCGACATACAGGACATGGTATGAGAAACTTCAAACTTTCATAGAAATCCTTAGCGGCTTTCTTGTACCCGTAGCTCGGCTCTTGCGCAGGGTATCCTAGTGCTACAATGTGGATCGTGTGCCAGAAAAAAGGCCCCCAGCTGTCAGGTGGCAAGTGCATCTTTTATTCCAGTGAATAAATTTCACGGGTCGGGTTAAACATACAAAACTCATGGTTTAGAAGGAGCAGGGAGACAAATGAGTAGATCGAATCATAGAGGTACGAACGGGTCATATGATCGCCAGCAGGGAGTACAGGCCATCTGTACAAATTGCGGTGGACAGGGGCATTCCTTTCGGCAGTGTATTGCCCCCGTGACGAGTTATGGAGTTATTATGGTTCAGGCACCTGCAGGATTTGACCTGGCAGCACAGTTAGCAACCAATCCTGCGTTAGTCACTGGAATGGAGAACCAGCAGCTGAAGTTTCTACTGATTCAGCGGCGGGACAGTCTAGGATTCATTGAGCTGATGCGGGGGCGTTACAAGATTAATGATATTGACTATATTCGTCTACATCTGAATGGAATTACGGAGGAGGAGCGTCAGAAGTACAAGACTGGTCCATTCGAAGAACTCTGGAATGGGATGTGGGGACTTGATCATTCGCATTTGTATCGGAATGAGTATGAAATAGCAAAGGGAAAGTGGGAACAGATTCATAAGGGTGTAAAAGATAGTACGGGGAAATTTTGGACGGTCGATGATATCATTGCCACATGTGACTCTGCTCCTTTAACACCTGAGTGGGGATTTCCCAAGGGCCGTCGAGATGCGCAGGAGAGTGATTTTGTCTGTGCGATGCGAGAGATGTATGAGGAGACAGGGATCAAAGAGTCTCAGGTGATTCCTATTCAGAATCTGGAACCTCTCACGGAGTCTTTCTTTGGCTCGAATCATGTTCATTATTGCCACAAGTATTTTCTTGTATGGGTGCCTAATGATGTTGCTCTTGGTGTGTCAGAGGAGAATGAGCACATGCGGCGTGAAATTGGGGACCTTCAGTGGCTGAATCTAAATGAGGCACAGGCCAAGCTTCGCCCTGAGAACATTGAAAAGCGTGAAGTGTTACTGCGAGCAGCAAGTATTTTCCGCAACCTGTGTCCTTTTCCACTTATGAAAACTAGAACCAATTAGAATGGCAGAAGGAGCCACTGCATCTCCTGAGGCCCAGGCCCTACTCGCTCGGTGGAGAACTGAAACGGACTTCACTGTGAGAGACGAACTCCTAACAGAATTGCTTACAAATGGCATTTTCCCAGGTGATGACCAAGATCAATGGGAAGTTGAAGGTGGTCTCTACCCCGACCTAGAGGATCCTCAATTTCTTCCCAAGTTGATGAGAAAAAGGGAGTTTCAAGAGAGTCTTCAGAAGTCTGTAAAAGAGAGTTTGGAGGAGGGCAAGGATCGTTGCCGATCGAGTGAGGATTTTGAGCTCAGCCCTGTACAGCGGTTTGTGTCTCGTTTTCTCTCCCCCAGAACCCCCTATCAATCAGCTCTCTTATATCACGGTGTGGGTGTTGGAAAGACGTGTGCCGCAATAACCCTGGCTGAGTCTTACTTGGAGGCGTTTCCTGGGCGCAAGGTCTTCATTGTTGCGCCTCCCAATATCCAGGAGGGATTCAAGCGGACTATTTTTGATGCGAGCAAAGACAGTCTCACCATTCAAAAGCCGAGTAGTGGGAAGGTGAATACTCATAGGGGCTGTACTGGAAATATGTATCTTCAGTTGACGAATACGGAACAGGAGCAAAACAGAGTTGCTATCGAGGCAAAAGTGAATAAGATGATTAGGTCAAGATACGAATTCTTCGGGTATACATCCTTTTACAATTATATACGGGATATCTTGAAGAATTTGCCAAAGCGGGGATCTCCTGCTGAACTCGAGCGCATGAAGCGTGAGACACTACGCCGTGAGTTCTCAAACCGTATTTTGATCATCGACGAGGCTCACAATCTTCGAGACAATCCTATGGAATCTGAGGAAGAGGAGAAAGACGATGCGAATCCTCAGGACACTGCCGATGCCAAAGCGGGGAAGCGCCTCACACCTTATTTGAGAGAGGTGCTTGATGCCGCTGAGGGAATGACATTTTTACTAATGACAGCTACACCTATGTACAATACCTACACTGAAATCTTGTTTTTGTTAAATCTTTTGTTACAGAATGATAAACTCCCACAATTGCGGGTGGATGACGTGTTCAATGTAAAAGGGGATACCTTCATGCCAGGTGGTGAACGTTTATTAGGAAAAATTGCGAGTCAATATATTTCTTTTATGCGTGGAGAGAATCCCCTCACCTTTCCACTGCGCTTGGAGCCTCAGAGTTCAGTACGGATTCGCCGCTGGGCGAGTAAATCACCAAAGGGCGAGTCAGTTCCTTTGATTGATCGGCGCAATGTGGTGAAATTGCCGTGTGTAGGTGCTTTTTTTGCCAAGCCTGAGGAGGAGGAGTATAAGAAATTGAGTGCGTCGATTGTTGGTTCCGCAGAGGGTCTTGGAATTACAAACCTCGATCTCTTAGTCCAGGCGGGCAACTGGATTTACCCTGCACCTGAAGGCACTGATATTTTTGAGAGAATTCGGCAGACAGGATTTGACGGAGCATTTACAAAGGAGTACAAGGGTACATCGGCGTATTTTCGGAGCGTGGAAGACATTGGTGCGGATTGGATGTTAGAGGAGAATCTGGTGAAGGCCAGTGGCAAAGGATCCAGATTGATCAAGCGGCTGAAGGGATGCCGTGGTGTGGCTTTTGTCTACAGTCGTTTCGTGGCAACAGGAGCCTTGACCATAGCCCTGGCCCTGGAGGCCAATGGATATACCTTATGGGGTCGCACAACTGGATTACTAGGAGATGGCAATCAACACCCTGAGGGTCGCCAATGTGCCCTGTGCCCCAGGCATGAAAAGGGTCACGGGATGATTCCTGAGGAGGCTGGAACTCCTGCCCACGCCTTCAAGCCTGCCAAGTATGTCGTTTTAACAGGAACAGAGGAGATTTCCCCTAACAATGCTGCTGCTATAAATGCCGCCCGTGCCATGTCAAACAAGGATGGTGGGGAGATCAAGGTAGTCATTGGCTCTCAGATCGCTGGTGAGGGTCTTGACCTTCGGTTTATCCGTGAGGTCTTTGTCTTTGACAGCTGGTATCACTTGAACAAGCTGGAACAGATTGTTGGTCGTGGTATTCGTAATTGTTCTCATGCTGCCCTTGAAGAAGAGAAGAGAAACTGTACTATTACTCTTCTTGTCAATCAGTTTGCCAGTGATCCAGAGACTGAGACAATTGATATGTATAGTTATAGGCAGGCTCTGAAGAAGGCAGTTATTGTAGGAAATGTGACTCGTGTGTTAAAGGAGAATGCGATTGATTGTACGTTGAATCACGATGCCATTCTTGTTTCAGGACTTGATCCCATCCCTCGTCTTCTCGATAGCCAGGGTCAGGAAAGGCGTGATGTGAATCGCAATGATGTCCCTTTAACAGCGATGTGTGATTGGCTTGAGACGTGTGAGTACAATTGTAAGGCGGGGGATGGAAGCTTGATGCCTCGCAGTATAGCCTTTGCTGACCAGGACTTGTCGACCTATGATGAATACACGGCAAGATTCCAGCTTTCCAAGTTGAAGGCTTATATTGAAGATACAGTGTCAAAGGGAAAACCCTTTTTAACATTCGAGAATTTGGTGAGTCACTTTGAGACCATTCCTCGTCCCCTTTTGTCGAGTTTGCTGAATGAACTGATTTTACAGAAGGAGTTTCGAATCAAGACAAGTACAGGCGAGGGGCGTTTATTGGCCAAGAATGGCTTCTATGTGTTTCAGCCAGATGAGATTCAGAACACTAAGATACCTATTGCGATTCGACTCATGAATGTGCCTGTGGCGAGGGATCGGTTTGATCCTCGTGTGGAGAAACTCGAGAAGACAGTCGAGGAAGAAGAGGGATTGGCTACAGAGGAAGATTCAGAGGAATTCTGGAATGAGAGTGTAAAATGGGTCTCGAGCTTGAAGACTGGCACTGCTGAAGCGGTGCTGCCTCCCACATTAGAAACAGAGTTGGCGAAGTTGAAGGACTCTGCTGGTGTCTTGAAGGCGCAGAAGGAGCGTCTAGAGATGGTTTTGTGGCTCTATGACAATTTGAAGGGAAGCGAAGATGCTCGCAAGAAGTTTGCTGATGTTGTGTTAGAGTATATATGGGATGAGTTCATGACCACAGCGACGAAGAGAGAGTTGATTCAGCAATGGGAAAACCCTGAGTTTGAGTTGGTGACAAAGGTGGCGAAGGATGCTGTTTGGGAGTTTGAGGAGTCAAGATACTTGCGGCTTTTGAATGGGTCGACTAATCAGATTGAATATCTATGTATGAATGCGGGTGGAGAGTACTTGGAATGCTCGAAGGCCGTGGTTGAAGTGTTAAAGAGGGAAAGAGAAAGTGACCCCCTTTTACAGAAACCAATTGATTCCAAGACGACAGGACTTGAATACGGTATGGTCACATTCAACCCCAAGAAGTTGAAGTTGGTATTTAAGAAGAATAAGCCGCCTGTACCTCGGGGAAAGTTGGGACGTGGATCTGAGTGTTCAATTAACAGTGCAACAGCTCACGAGTTGAAGATGTTAGAGGAGTTTGGTGGGCTGTTAAGAGGAGCGGGTCAGCACGACCTGGGTTGTAATGCTGAAGTATTGGCAAGAAAGCGTATTCAGAATTCTATTCGTGTCTGTACTGTGAGTGATTTAGTCTTGCGGTATATGGATCATGTGAAAATTCAGGGGAAGCGCTGGTTTTACCGGCCGCTGGAGGCTGCCTTGTATGGACACCCCCTGCGGTGAGGCGGCGGCATGGTTTGCCGCATACTGCGGCCGAGCCGCCAAAAAATGAAACCTTCACTACCCTTTAGAAGCAGGGTCCAGCCCAGCATGGAAGTTGAAGCCATCTTTGAAGAGAAAGTAGCACTCTCTCCCCTTGATCTCCGTGCCAACATCACATCATTTGATGATATTCTCTTAAAGAAACTGAAGAAGGGCCTAGAAGGCCGTTGTTCTCGCCATGGGTATGTAATTCCCAATTCTCTGAATATTCTCAGTCGTTCTATGGGAATCGCAGAGAAGGGCCGTTTCACTGCTGATATCCTCTATGTAGTGAAGGCCCAGGGAAAGGTATATTGCCCTCCTGATGGCACTCAGGTCGAAGGCGAAGTCAGTCAGAAGAACAAGATGGGCATCTATGTTGTTCTCAATGATGCTATTCGTATCATGATTCCTCGTGATCTTCACATTGGCAATAAGGAGTTTGATCAGCTAAACATTGGTGACCGCATCCAGATTGAGATCAAGAAGTCCCGTTTCCAGGTGAATGATCCTCATATCTTGAGCATTGGGCAGTTTCTGGGGCTTGTCAGCAGTGGTTCTTCTTCTGCTGCGGCCCTTGCCGGCGCTGCGGCCGTCCTTGCCAGTGCGGCCCCTATTCCACCTCCGCCGGCCCCCGAGCCAGCCAGTGCGCTAAACGAGGAAGGATCAGAAGAAAACGAGGAAGAAGAGGAGTCTTCAGACGAAGATGAGTAACGACTTTGAGGCAAGAAAACAAGTCTTCGAGGAGATTAAGAAGTTTAACAGAAATGAGTTAGAGGGAGTATATCGTATTTTACGTATTGAAGAAGAAGAGGTCAGTGAAAATCGCAACGGCATGTTTTTTGACCTTTTATCTTTAAAATCAAGTACAATCGCAGGACTCTTGAGATTTATTAATTTTTGTAAGGAGAATCGCCAAGTCCTTGAAACTCGTGAAAAAGAGATGGGTGATCTGACAACAGCAAATCCTGGCATTAACGAGTGGAATGGCGAGGCCTAAGCCACCATCACCCTTTAACACTAAGAGGATGGACTTCCAGGAATTTTTCAAGGTGCTCGACAAGAATCCCTTTGGTAATCAGTGTGTTCCACGGTTTAGCAAAGAGAAGTTTGAGTTACGCCAGATTGTGCCCCATGAGACACTTTGGGGAGGTGGTGTTAGAGGGTTAATGCCTGCGAAGCTTACGACTGCCTGGCAGATGACGGAAAATCCCCTCATGTCACTGGCTGGCGAGGGATATCGCCTCACGGAAGTACGGGATCGTACCTTTGATCTTCAGAAGGAGGCTGCCGTAGCCGGTGCCCTGAAGGGCAATCGGAAGCTCACCAAGGTGAAGGTGGGAGAGGCACTCTCGGCGGTGAAGCCGAACCTTGATCAGACCAAAATTGTAGCCGGTGTCCTGTATGCCCTCAAGCACATTCAGTCTGTCCTGTTCGACGAGGTGGAGAAGAAGATCTGGACGATGCCGGAGGATCTGCGGGCCTGGTCGTTTGAGAAGAAGACTCTGTGGGTAGATACTCGGTGTGAGCGTATGCTTGAGTGGCCTGAGGGGGACAGGAGCTTTGGTCGCTGGCTCCAGGATCGTGAGTCAGAGGGATGGTCTGTACCGTGGCCCCTCTCAGAGGGAAGTCTGGAGGAGATGAAGGCTGAACTGGGGAAGATTGGGATTAGTCCTCGGGCCCTGGAGCCTGGGGCGAAGCTGAAAAAGGAGGATTGGGCTCGATGCCTCGGCCGTACACAGGCTATTCAGCACCTATGTGAAAATTGAAAGGGTGACTAAAGCATTTCTCCTAGGTCCCAACAGTAGATGGAACTCTATCCGGCCGAGGTTACAAGCCTCAGAAAAATGGTGGAGGAGTGGGTTGTTCATGACAACCGAGAATTGGAGGCATCCTTCAAGAATGCGGGGTATGCCACCGCATTCTTGGCTGTCGCCAAACGCCTACAGTCAAAAGGTCTGACTGCGCTCCCTCAGGAGGATCGACTGAATATTGTCACTCCTGAACACCTTCGCTTCACACTCACTGGAATGGGTACAATTGAGGCCTATTGCCGTGATAATGTGTTAGAGGGAAAACCTTATGAAGTGATGGTGAAGGATCGTGCTGGTGTTGAGAGCAACCTTGATCTCGATGAGTATGATACTCGGGTGAAGGTTCGCCGTGAGATTCCTTTGACAGCTGAGGATGCTACTGTTCAGGAGATGTTGAAGAACTGGGGGAATCAGCGGAAGGCCTTTCGTCTCATTCGTCGCTGGACGTACCTGGACGAGAAGGGTGGTATTCGTTATGATCTCAGTATGGTTCGTTCGACTACCACTGATGATCGTGGTCGTCCCCAGTGGCAGAACACCTTTGCACAGGTAAGCATCAATCGCCGTCCAATCCAGTATGAAGTGGAGGTCGAGTTGCTGCGCCCTGAGGAAGTTGGCAAGGACCCTGAGGCGATCAAGGCAGTGATGGATGCCGCTGTGAAGAACCTGATCCGTGGTATCGGTGAGGTTCTGCGGGGCATTCAGAAGAACAGTTTCCTCATTCGCAAGACTGTTGCTTTCAAGGCACTCGAGGGCTACAAGGCACTGACGAAAACCGATCGGTTCCGTGGTGTGGCCCCCGTGCCTTTGAAGCGGGTTCATATGAAGAAGGTGAAAGAGGACAAGACTCCCAATATTCGTGACGGGTACAATGTTACAGATAAGGCCGATGGTCTACGTATGATGGGCTATGTGGACAGTCGTGGAGAGTTGTTCATGATTGACATGTCGTTCACCGTGTATCGTACTGGACTTGTGCGAAAGGGGTGTTCTCAGTCCCTTGTTGACGGTGAGTTCGTCACGCAGGACAAGGATGGGAATGCGATTCAACAGTTCCTCCTCTTTGACATCTATATCGCACCTGAGGGAGTTGACGTGAGTGCCAAGCCATTTGCTGGGGAAGGCGGGCGGCACAAGGCACTCCAGGAGTGGGGGACTCGCTGGAATGAGGGGGATGGGCCTACGACGATTCCAGGGGCGGGTGTGTCAGAGAAGAATAAGATCCTTGTTGCTGTGAAGAACTTCATCTTTGCGAATAAGGGTGATGCCAGTATCTTTGTGGCCTGTGCCCGAGTTCTCGATGCGGCTAAGCTGTACCATACGGATGGTCTCATTCTTACACCAAACGAGGAGCCGATCCCCAGTCAGCCTGGTATTGGTTGGAAGTCGCAGTTCAAGTGGAAGCCGTCAGATGAGAACACTGTGGATTTCTTGGTCCAGATTGAAAAGGATGTCGACACCAAGAAAGACAAGATAAATACGGGTGTGCGTCCTGGAACAGGAGAGAGTATTCAGTATAAGACCCTGCGCCTGTATGTGGGCAGCAGCCTCGACCCTGCCTTCCAGGATCCTCGTGGCACAGTCTTATTTGAGCAGAAACTTCCTGGTGCTGGCGGCCCCCAGCGTGGGAAGCGCCGTGAGTACAAGCCAGTGCTGTTCAATCCCAAGGAGTTGCCTGATACGATGGCCAATCAGAGCTTGATGGAGATTCATACCACGGTGGATGGGGAGGACGTGATTCAGTGTGAAAATGAGGATCCTATTGATGACAATACGATTGTGGAAATGCGCTATGAAACTGCGAATGAGGCTGGGTATCGCTGGATTCCTATTCGTGTTCGCTGGGATAAGACGGAGCGGTTCCAGAAGGGAATTGTGGGTCGTACACTAAACAGTGAGGAGACGGCAGAGGATACCTGGGACAGCATTCACGACCCTATTACACTTCACATGATTCGCACAGGATCTGACCAGCCTTCTCCTACGGAATTGGCCTCTATGGGGCGGGCAGGGATTGGTGCTGGCGCAGATACTGTGTCAAAGGTGTACTATGATCGTTCAGGGCCGAAGAAGGATTTGATGATGATTCGTGGTCTGCGTGATTTCCACCGTGTCTATGTAAAAGAGGGTATCTTGCTGCGTGCTGGGCTTGCTGGTGGTGGGAAATCGATGGTGGACTTGGCCTGTGGTCAGGGTGGCGACTTATGGAGTTGGGTGCGGTACCAGGCTGATTTCGTGTATGGGACGGACATTGCCGGCGAGGGTATCCGTGACCCTGAGGGTGGAGCGTATCGCCGGTACTTGAATGCGGTAATGAAGTATGGAGGATATGACAAGGTCGCTAAGATGATCTTTACGATTGGAAGTTCAGCAAAGGTCTTGGCTACAGGGGAGGCTGGTGCTACCCCTGAGGAGGCGAACATCATGCGGACTGTCTATGGTCATTTGGCTGCGGATGGACCTGTTCCTCGGTTTGTGGAAAAGTATGGCAACGGTGTTCTACGGAATGGAGCGAATTGTGTGGCGATTATGTTTGCCATCCACTACTTCTTTGAGACTGAGGCGACACTGGCGAATATTGTGCGGAACATCAGCGATTCACTAGCGATTGGTGGCCTCTTTATTGGATGCTGCTTCGATGGTCAGCGGGTGTTTGATGAGCTGCGCAAGATTCCAACGGGAGGATCCTTGGTAGGTCAGGAGAAGGGTCAGGAGATTTGGAAGATCACAAAGCGGTACTTGGCGGAGGATTTGACAACTGGCCCTGAGTCTCTTGGACTTGGAATTGATGTAGAATTCATCAGTATTGGCACTGAGCAGCGGGAGTACTTGGTGCCCTTTGAACTGTTAAAGGCAAAGATGGCGGAGATTGGATGCGACCTATTGACGAGCGATGAGTGTAAGGAGCTTGGTCTGAATGCGAGCACAGAGACCTTTGATCAGACGCATCACTGGGCGACAAAGAAGGGTGAGAAGTTTCCCATGTCACAGGCAGTGCGCCAATATTCCTTCTTCAATCGCTGGTTTATCTTCAAGCGGCGGCGGGGTGGAATGCTAGCGGAAGTAGTGGAGGAAGCTGCAACAGCGGCGGCACTGGGGTCTGTTGATATGGCAGTGAGTGCTGCGACTGCCCCTGTAGCAAATGCCAATATGAACAAGCGGAAGAACACCCTGGCTGAGCAGGCTGTGGCCGCCCGCAACAATGCGCTTGCGGCGGCTGCTCCTGTGACTGCGGCACAGAAACCAGTTGAAGCCCAGGCTGCGCCCCTGCCAACAATTCCAGTGGCCGCTCCTGGTCAGAAGAAGAAGTATTCTCTCGCTGAGCTCTTCCAGTTCTATGTGGATGCCAGCCAGGTTGACAAGCTGAAGATCGGCGACAATGATGCTGCCCGCTGGTTATCCCCTATTTCACCATTCCCCATTAAGGATCCGCAGACCAATGTAGAGTATCCTTCCCTGGAACACTACTTGGCCGCAATGAAGTACAAGTTGGCCACCAACAAGCCAGAACTTGCCGAGGGCATCTTCTCACAGACAGGTACTATTCACCAAGAAGCTATTCGCCAAGAGGCTGCGGAAACTGGCCAGGGGACACGAGCCCTCACTGCCGAGCGTGCGAATGAACTCCTGAAGACTGAGCGGAAGAAGGTGTTAGAGGAGAGTGATCCTGGGACCAAGGGAATGAAGAAATACAAGGCAGCCTTTGATGCCGGCAAGTGGCTGTCAGTTAAGGATGAAGTGTTAGAGGAGGGTCTGCGGCAGCGCTGGACGAAGGACGCACGGTTCCGCCGTATTGTGGAGGCTGCCAAGGCCAAGGGTCTAATCTTACTGTATTACACGGGAACTGGATCTGGCTCTGATCTCGGCGGCAAGCGGTTGGCAGATGGCACGATTGACGGCGACAACAAAGTGGGCAAGATCATCATGAAACTGGCTGGCTATCGGTGAATAGCGCTGAGTGCTTGATAAAGTAAAGCGCTAAGCAACAGCTGCTAAAATTGCTAAAAGGAGAACAAATACTCCATCATTCCAATAATGATCTTTACTAAGTCCCATAAATTCATCCTTTTTTAGAATATCAAGGGAACCTCCAATGGTGGTGAGTAAAAGGGCAAGGACAACAAGGACAGGGACAAAATTAGCAACTTTCATGCTCTAACAGTAGTTTTGAATGAAAGTTGATGCCACCCATGCAATCACTTTAACACACGTCACAAGATTTGAAACAGATGCGAGCCTTTCCAAGGCCTTACCCAGTCGTACCTGTGAAGGGCGGGACCCCCCTACAGCCATGGATGAGCCTGGCCCGTAAAAACCGCCATGAGCGGGACAATAAAGTCCATTTCGATGAACCTACCCACATTTACACTGTAAATGGGAGTTCAAAGGGCTTCGTCTCTGCCACAGGGTTTATTCACAACTTCTTTGGGCACTTTGATGCAGATAAGGTGATTGCGAATATGATGAGGGGCAAGAACTGGCCCAATAGTCCATGGTACGGGATGACTCCAGCTGCAATCAAGGCTGCCTGGGACAAGAATCGTGATGAGGCTTCCTCTGCCGGCACGGCTATGCACTTGGGGTGTGAGATGTTAATGAATGGGGCAGAGGATCAGGTCGATCCTGCCATCAAAGCAACAAAGGAATGGGAATACTTCCTGAAGTACTGGAAAAAGGACTCCCAGATCTGGGAACCTTGGCGGACGGAGTGGGAAGTCTGGGACGAGACCTACAAACTAACGGGATCCATTGATATGATTTACAGGAGCAAGGTCGATGGCACCTTCGCAATTTATGACTGGAAGCGGGCAAAAGAGATGAAGATGGAGAACAACTACCAGAAAGGCCTCGGGCCTGTAAGTCATCTCGATGACACAAATTACTGGCATTATAGTCTCCAGCTGAATTTATACAAATGGTTCCTGGAAACTCATTATAATGTCAAGGTAAGTGAGCTAGCTCTTGTTGTTCTTCATCCAAACAACAAAAGTTACAAGAAATATGTGCTCAATATGATGGACGACGAGATCCAAGGAATGCTGGCTGCTCGCCTGGCTGCTGTGAAAGAGGGAAAGGGGCGGGTTGTTGTGTTTGAACCTGAGGCCCATGCCGATGAAGATGAATTTGTGAGTCCCAAGAAAAATACTCAAGGACAAGCAGAAGCACAAGCCTTATTCCTCGATGAGTAACGTAGCTCAGCTTGCCATGATGGTGGGGCTCACTTTACCCATACGTCCTTTGAGATTAGCAGGAAGCAAGTCAAAGGGAACAGGAACAACACTGTCGCCAGTCGATGACACGGATCCAATGCGGCCATCGGGCAACTGAACAAGGATGAGAACAGGTGCTTTTTTCGTAGGTGCCAAAAGTCCTTTGACCATGATCGGTTCAGAAGCAACAGGATTGGAAGGCGGATAGGCCACCTGATAAATTGAGAATTTGAGTGCCCTGCCGACTTGTTTAGCAAGGGCAACAGAATCAAGGAGAGGATGTGTTAAATCCTGCCCTTTTTCTTCAAGGTCCTCCACCACAACTCCCATGGATTTCAGGATTTGAAATACACTATTGGAAGGCTCATGGATAAATGTTAGAGGGATATCTGATTTGCCAATATAGGAAGACAATACATCAGGCATTGGTTCTTTTTCTTCAACGGGAGCCGCTGCTGTACCAGCTTCCCAGAATTCCTCCACATACTTGGGGGCTTCTACTCTCGCCTTTCTCTTCCACTCCATTCTCAACATTTCAGACCAAGCAGGAAGATTTTCAGGCACTATGTATTCGTTGCCACTACGGAATGGCTCTGTTAACTTTACATACTGACTCACCATATTATTCAAGATCTGTTGTCTCTTGTCAGGGAATCGAATCAACTCCTCTAACAGTTTTCTCACAAGTAACATCTTGGCATCGATAGGCCGAGACCCTATGGTAAATGTTTCAGGGGTGTGTAAAAGGCATGTGGATGTATCTGCCTTCCACACACAACGATTTGAACAAGTCTCTTGTGTTGACTGTACACGACAGTCCACTCTCTTTATCGATGGTTTTCTATCTCTCACTGGAATACTACTATCAAGCCAGCTCAATATTTCATTGCCAAACTTAATAAACAGTCTCTGGCGTTTTTCAAACAGAGGAAGTTCATTGTTAGGACGACCATCTTTATACAAAATGCTGTTTATCTCCTGTTTCATAGATCCACTTGAAACAGCAATCCAATTTGCAAAGGTGACTCTTAAATGTTGATAGATCTCTTCAAATTCCTTGTGATCTACTTCAAGTTGTACAGAAGGACCAGCCACCTTGCCAAATGCCAGCTTGGTGTCAATCATCCAGGGTAGCTCTTGTCCTTCTTCAAGTCCAAGATTGGTCTCTGTTTCGACTGTCTCTACGCCTGCACCATCACCTTCAGGCTTGCTGACAGGGACAAAGAGACCTCCAGCTAAATGAAGAGCATAGATATCAGATCTCTCAGGCATTGTCTTATCAAGACGAATGATCGATTGAATTGTGTAAGAGGGACGTTTTAATGAGGCCTCGGCCGCAGGGAATGTATCAATTAGGGGGAGAATTTTCGACTCGTAAAAGGTTTTCGCCTGTTCCACGGTCGCCAAGCGCTTCATGAAATTTCTCCAATCGAGCTCGACCTTTGTACTTCTATGGAGTGTGCCATCATCAATGACTGGAACACTGATAATCTTATCACCATCTAAAAAGAGGACAGCAGACACGTGATTGTAAGTATCTCTTAGAATGGCATAGACTTCTATATCTATGGATTCAAGTACTTTTCCAATGGGCAAGAGTGTCTGAGGATTGACTGCCCAACTATCTGTGTAAATTCCAAGGCCACTCTTCTTACACATATCCTCGAACTCCTGTACACGCCGTCTCACAATCTCAGGCCAATCGGCCCTGGCATCCCTGCGGAAAATCATGGTCGTCTGGAAAATTCCCTTCGATGCCTGGTTTCTGCTGTAAAAGAGTGGTTCCCAGATATTTTGATCTGTGTAGTGTAAGATGAAGGCCACATCACACCCAGTCTCAGGGTCCATCATAGCAGGGGTCACACCATAAGGCGGGCACTTCACCTCTAACACCCCTGACCTGTTGTATTCAAGGACAATGAAGAGAATACCTCTTGATCTTGCGCCTGTCTCATCAGACCAGAACATCAAATCAGGAGCCGCCAAGAACTGGGCAAATTGACGATACTCCTTGACAGTGTCTTGCTTTGACATGAACTTCTCAAAGGCAACATAGGCCTTCCAGAGACGCACAAGACCTTCCTTTTGAATTCCTAGACCAGAGTCCATTAAGAGACGATCATGGGCAAATCTCTTGAGTACAGTAATAGGCGGCGGTGGGGCAGCAGGATCGTAGAAATCAAAAAGGAAATTTCCATAGTTGAGTTCCAAGAAGGTATTGGGCTGGATGAGTTCTTGAATTCGCCGTTTGATGGCGGCGGCCGAGTTCTCTCCATAATAAGGCGCAAGGGCAGAGAAGAAAGACTCTGCTTCCAAAGACTTGCGATTCTCGACACCAATGCGGAAGAACCCAGAGACATTCGGCAACCCTGTAAGATTATCAGTCATCAGTCTCCATACAGTGTGATCTTGTTTCACAAGTTCACCATAAGAGTTCTGGGCAAAGAAGGTATCCACAGCCTTTGGTACAATTCCTATCTGAGGTCCTTCTTTGGCAACTTCCAGTGGAAACTTCTCGGCACCTGTGATATAGGAGGTTGTAATTTCACCCATGCGTTTCTTGTAATCTGTGGCATAGATAACTGCTTCAGACTTGGGAGGAGGTGGTGCACGCTTCGCCGGCTCGGCTGGCACGAGTTGTTCTACTTGCTTTTTCAGATGGGAAAAGGCTTTGTGTTCATCTTCTTTAATAATATGGTCTTTGAGGGCACAGCAAGGCAAGAATAAATTGTCTGGGTGAGGGGTTTTCTTGAGAAAGGTGACAAAGAGATGTCTTAGATGTTTGGCATCTTCGCTCACCCGTTCAATCACAGTCTGTCCTTTAAGAATAGCCTTTCTATCAGTCACAAGGGTTCCTCGGCAGAAGGGGCAAGACATAGGATCCTTTGGCCGTCCTTTGCGATCCACGGTGCCCTCGAAATCTGCCTTGAGGATAACAAGTTCATCCTTTCTACACCAGTACAGGGAACAGATGAAGATATTTGCCTGACCTGGCAGAAGATTCGAGCCATAGCGCAGAGTTGTGATGACTTCTGTCTTTGAGCTCTCAGGGCGTGGATGAGCCTGTCCTTTCTTCAGGGGATACTCGATCCACAGGACCTTTCCTGCTGCCTCATCTTCTTCATAGATCTCCTTCATGCGTGAATACTCATCCTCTGACAGTACTGCCGGCTGCTTTCTTGGTGTAGACCCGCACATACGAGCATACTTCTTGATTCCAGGAGTATCCTTGTGATAGCTGAAAAGCTTCTTGTCATAGTACTGTAATCTTTGCTGGAAATAGGTCTTAGCTTTCATGGTCTTGAATTCTTCTGGATCCTTGATTTCATCCTCATCATCTTCTACACCACCGAGTTCCTCCTCTTCATCCTCTGTAGCAGCTACTTTGCTCTTTTTGGACTTGGTTGCTGCCACAGGAGGAGGGATAACCGCTGCTTCTCCTCCAAGTCCATCTTCTTGAACAAGTTTAGCAAGGGGTTTAGAAGGAGGTTTGGCCTCAGCCGGCGCTTCTAGTTCATCTCCAAATCCGTCAAATCCACCTAACTCATCATAAAAGTCACCAGCAGCGTGATCCCCAACTCCATCGGCAACGGCCTCGCCCACAGCGGCAGCAGCTAATACCTCTTTTACACCAACCTCTTCATCTACAGAAGCATCAGCAGCCTCTGCTTCTGCCTCCTGCTTTTCTTCCTCTTCTTCTTCTCCAAGTGTGCTAGCTGATCTCTGAGCTTCTTCAAAATCTGCCGGTTCAAGTGAAAGAAGAAGAGACAAGAGTGTCTTTATTCTTCTCAATGTAAGTATGGAATCAACACGATACAAGTGAAATGTGTAAAAGGATTCTTTGCCGAAGATTGCCATATCAATACCTGGATTCTCTGTCTGTGTAAATTCAAGGACTTCTGGATCAACCAAAGAATACTTTGTGGCATCTTCAAGGAAGTCACGAACCCTAGAGGCTGCTACTGACTCAGGTACATCAAACTCTTCCATGTAATACTTGACAAAGTCCCTCAGATTCGTCGCTCCAGACAACTTCTGGAGATCCATGATGCGATTCAAGAACTGATAGTCTCGGCTCGGTGTACGGAAATCACTCACTGCCTTGTAGCGCAAGAAGGCAATAGGGTTTTGTTCTTTGAGTGGAGAACTTGTGACTTGGAAAAAAGGGCGAAAGAAGGGGAGCATTGAATACAGAGACTTTCTTGTGATCTGGGTTTCTTCTCTCTCAAGGCGAAGACCTAGTACAAGATACGCATCTTCAAGATAACAGTTTTTTGCCGTGTAGAGTTGAAGGGGAGCAAGTCCCAAGGCGGCCGATTGTGCTCTGAGTTGAAGTTTAGGAAGACTAGCTGTAAACTCTTCAAGGATAGAGACAAGTTGAAAGAGGTCTCCTTGTCTTGAAAGGCTCTTCATACCAACAGGCGGCTGGATAACAAGTTTCGCAGATCCATCTTCAAAGATAAGAAAGGTCGCATAGAGAGGAGGAACACTACCAATACCAGGGCGCAGCAGGAGTTTGACCATCAACATATCTTCATTTGGCGTAATTGCCTGTTCTTTCGACCATTGAAGAAGAATTTCAGGGTCTTCCAGGGTAGGAATGTTAAAGGGGCCATCAACGTGTATCTTGCTTATTGGGGTGGCTGACTTGGGAAAGTAACGTATGTAGGGCACCCTTTCACTGACCTTCATATCATAGAACACTGACTCTACACGGAATGTCTGGTAGGCAGGGCTTTTCTGGGGTCCTTTCCAGGCAATTCTCAGATTCCGCAAGGAATTCAGATTGATAGCATCCTCTCTAGCACTTTCACCAGGTTTCCGCAGGGGTTTATCTCTTAAATTTTCTTCTAGTTTTTCAAGTACAATTTGCCGTGCTTCAAACCGATTCGCCTTGGTCTGTGCAAAGGTGATAGCGTCTTCAGGGACGATTCCATCTTCAAATTGTTTCTCCATCAAGGGAAAATACACCTTGAAAATGCCTTCCCAATCGGCCCTATTAATAGGCTGAAGCCCTGGATATGCCTTCAGTATATCCTTGTATAAATACAAGTGTAAAGTATATACATCTTTTTCCTTGTGAAATAGGGTTTTCTCCAAAAGCATAGAATTCCGATTTGTGACATTTGTTAATTTAGGATTCCCCTCGAGATCCACGAAGCGTTGATCAGGACCCCCTTTAACACGTGTAAAAGGGGATTCTAATTCGTAGGATTGAGATCCGAAAAGATATTGAATATGCGTATACTTTCCGTCTTTTGTGGGAAGTAGGTAACACTGATGCGATGGGTGGTAGTCTTCAGAAAACTCCATAAGTTTGTAGAGTTTCACAGAAAGATCAGAAAGTGTGTGAAAGGGGTATATGTCATCGAACTCGAACTCTTCTGAGGGTTCTTGAGTTAGGGGATTGCGATAGACCTCAATACGAACACTGTCATAGACAACTGGATATTTTAAGGAAGGTGAATTCATAGGTCGGAGAATCTGACCTAGGAAATCTTCATACGACTCTGTGGTCGCCATCTACAATTATGAATGAGTATTGAGTGCTTAATTTTTTACACTCAATGTGTTCCATGCGGTTAACCCATGGAAAAATCTGTACCATCTTTCTTAGGATCATAGGCAGGAGAATCTGTGATTTGAAGACCACAGTAGGCAACAGGGCGTGACTTGAAATCCTGGTAATGATAGATTCCCAGTTCTTCTGCTTGTTTTAAAATCCAGCCAAAATTATTCCAAAAATCAGGACCATGGCCCAGGCTAGGAGTGACTACATGAGCCATTTCATGGAGTGCCACAAAAACCATGATATTTTCTTCGATTAATCTCTCATTTTGTCCCTCACGTTGTCGGAGGCAGAGATGTACCTTTTCTCCTTTGTTTACACTGTAACTTGTGTACTCGGCATCAGGAGTGGATTCCAGGAAACGGTCTGAACTCGGTTCAAAGTTCTGGACCCAGAGGCGCACTTGGGGTTTGTTAGGAAACTTCTCCTTCACTGCAAAATACAGTTGTTGAATCTTCTGGCGAACACTTGCCATCAAATCAGCTGCTTGTTGTTTATCAGGCATGTCTCTTACACGATATGTGCGACCATCAACATTGCTTTTAACTTCAACAAGAGGATATTTAGATTGTACGCTTGACTTGATCGTATCCATGGTCCGTGTAAAAAGGGACTGTAGATCTGTCATCTGATTGTTCAGGGGCTATTTGCTGAGACTAGAAGGCTCGGCAAATAGAAAATCTTCAGAAAATATGTAAAAGGAGTGTGTACCGCTAAGTACTTAACTTAAGAACTCTCACGTAAAGCTGAGCTTCGCCCAGCTAGTACCTGTGTGTGTTAAGAAGTTAAGAACTTAGCAGCAACCCTCGAGTGCTTAAGTTAAGTACTCTGCGGTATTTAGTTGATCTCCATGTCACGGCGGTTCACGTCAGGCTCGATGGTGCTGTTGTTGAAGACAGACACAGGCACCTGGGGGTTCGGGGGCTCGCTGCGCAGCTGGTAGTTGGCATTGCGCAGAGACTGGCCGACGGTGTTCACGCCGATCAGGGCACCAGCGCTCAGGAAGTTCTTGCCCTTCAGGGAGCCAGTGCCCATGGGGTTCTGCTGGGCCCACACGGAGCTGCCGTCCTTGGGCAGGAGCTCAGAGGGAGTCAGCTGATCACGGGGATAGCAACCAGCCGGACCCTGGGCCGCACCGAACTCGGCCGGGCCGGCCACATCCTCCATGTTGGCAAAGCCCTCACCCTCACCACCCACAAAGTTGCTGCCGCTAGCATCCTTGAAACCGCTTGTGCCTGTGGCCGCCGTGGCCACATTGGGGTTCGTTACAGTGTCAGTGCGACGCTGCTGGCCGCTCGCATCGTTCTGACCAGCCGCCATCTGGTAGTTCGCATCAGGGCCCTCTGTGCCCTCAAAGCCCTCTTTGGCCCCCAGGCCCAGCATGGGCAGCAGGCCAAAGATCGTGTTATCGATGAGGTAAAGTCCGACCAAAACAAGGACAACGACTGCAGCTATTAGAACCGGTGATCCCAGATTGGTTGATGCCATTTGCGCTTCTGAATAAGTAGCAGGCAATATTTTACCGCTGAGTTCTTAATTTATCGCCGAGTGTCTACCGACTATCTCCCTCCAGATCACTTTCCTCCTCCCCTTCGTCCTCCCAATCGGTATCATCCCCAAATACATGAATGTACTCCTGCGTTAGTCGTTCCGCATAAAAAAGGGCCCGGGCAGCCTTCTGCCTCGCCTTCATCACACTTTCCTTTTGCAATTGCCGCCGGGTTGGCCCGATAGCTATGGGAGGACTTGATGGGTTGCCGGTAGGGATACCATCCTCAATTTCAACAATTGAATTCTCGGATTTCTGAGTGTCAGAGGCAGAGTCTTCATCCTCCAATGAAATTTTCGGATCTGCGACAACATCTACAACCTTGAAATTCAGTTTGAAGGTTTCCTTGGAGATCAGCAAGTCAGTCCAGGCCCAAGTAATGGTTCCTTGAAAATCCTCAGATACATTCGGAGTATCAAAAGCAAGTTTGATTCTCTGAGTAAGCCAATCAACAGCAAGAGGCTTTGTAAACCATCCCTTTGTATTTTGAACAATGAATTCGACCAGTTCGGCAGTTTGAGCTAAAGTAGGTTCAGTAGTCCGGGTACCATCAACAACTGAGCATGTATACACCTTTGACTCCTTATCGTAGAGTGGTTTACCCAATTTCATTGGTTACTATGTGTAAAAAGAATCGCACATTTAACCCGTAAGACTAAGAGAAATGTCGGGGGGCAGTAAGTCTAATGATACATTGCCTGGGTGGGCTGAAAAATTAGTGGACAAGACAATTCGTCTCCTACAAAATGATACCCTGAAACAAAAAATCCAATTACTCGTCTTACAACCATTCCTTCAATATGTAATTGAACTTCTCTTCCCCTATGTTGTGATAGTCTGTGTTTTATTTGGCTCAATGATGCTTATTTTGATTAGTATTCTCGTGATCCTGGTGTTCAAAATATCGGCACCTCATGCGGGTTCCGTTTCTTCAACAGCTTTATCTGCCTAGGTAGAATGTCAACGGGCCAATCAGGCCAACTTGATACCAACAAACTGGCAGAGCTTGTGCGAAGCTGGGTTCATTTCGACAATCTCGCAGCCACCTTTAACAGACAGACCCAGCAAGCCCGGAGCGCCCGCTTTCGCTATGAAGAACAAATCATGGACTTTCTTCGTTCAAATCGCATGACGAATGCTATCATTCAAATTGCCGGTGGAAGACTCACAATGCATGAGGAAAAACATGCTCAACCTCTAACACTCCAACGCCTAGAATCGATCTTGAATGAGTTTTACATGAAGAAGAACAACAATTCACATGTGGCTGCCTTAGAAGATGTTAAAGAGGTTATGGCCTACATTAAGGAAAATAGAGGACACACTCTAGAAACAAAGTTGCGCAAAAGTTGACGGCAAAGCCTCAAGGTTAACCCATGTCCTGCTTACTTAATCCCTTCGTGTGTCAGAGACACATGGTCCGAAGTGATTATCATCGTTGGTTAAGCCAGTTCGTCTGGACGAATGGTATTACAAAGGAAGTACGTGGGGATGTACTCCCAGAATTTGCTGAGAATCTTACTTGCTGGATGAACAAAAAAGGCTATGAAATGGACAGTCGATGGCACTTGAATAAGTATCGTATTGTATCAACATGGCTCTACGCAATTCATGTTAAAGAGGTTGCTGGGCGATCTGTGCTTCGTCCTCTTCAGTATCCTCCAATTCAACACCGTAATACTCGAGAAGACTATGATCAGTTTAATCATGTGATCTCCTCAAGTGATTACAATGACTTTCTTGAATCTTGGGGTCTTCATGAAGACTTTGACCTTGAGTCACCTGTAGGGCAGCGGACACTCCTTGAACTTCCAACCTTAGTGTGGACGTTCATTGACCTAGAAGTCAGTAAGCAGGGTCAGTTGATTGCGAGTTACTGGGGAGATAGTGATTCAGACGATGAGAGATACACATCTCGTAACAAAGGTACAGATGTATATCTGGAAGAAGCTCGTGAAGGATTTCACGGAGGACGAGGATCAAAGGTCTAAGCTGATTCCCACTTGTTGGTGTTAAAGGGGAGAACACCTATTGTCCCTGCCTCAGTCTTGAACTGGGATACCTTTTTGTCGAATGCGAGGGCATCGGCTGACACAGGAGCACCCTTTGACACAATTTCTTTGTCGTGGGCAGACTGCGGGGGCTTCTTTCCATAGCACGTAACGCCGAAGCGCATCTCGGGATTGTCGAAATATCCACCATTTAGACCAGGGCGGCCACAGGCCATGCGCTGGTCTTCAGGGCCTCCCTGTAGCTTCTCATACGTGTCGTCGGATGTCGGGTAGACTGCCATTTGTCCCTTGACCCATCCATAATTACACCAATCGGCACCTTTGTTCCAGGCCTCCTTTACTTGTTCATAGGTAGCCAACTCCGCACCGAGCGCCTTACAGAGAGGCTCAGCATCGTAGTACGTAAATTTATTGGAGGATACATTGAATACCTCCTTACCGCCTGATGGCAGCACCTTTTCAATGATACTAGAGTGATCTTGATCGTTTGAAGCAGGGGCATCGGCTGACACAGGGACAGCAGGAGCTGTGTTGGCCGGTGTCTCTGATGGAGTAGAAGGAGTGGCGAAATATCCGTTGATCACATCCTGCGCATTGGCCCAGGCGATTTCAAGTTCCGCACGGTAGACAACCATGAGGGCAATGAACGTACCAACGAGAGCCAGGAAAATAACAATCCCAGTCCATCCAGGCATGCTGGAAGGGGTAGCGGTTGCTGAGTTAAATGAGTTTACGGCACTATTCATGGCAGAATTCAAAGGGGCCACCATGGTGTTCAACCACTTTGTATTATTCTTCACCACTGCTGTAGCGTTCATCTGACGATAGTGGGCAAAATCTCTGTGAAAGGATTCAAGGAATCGTTTCAAAGGGATATATGTGTAAAAGAAGAACCTGAATGTCCTCTGGATCTATTAAAATGTTAAAATCCACAAGATTTTAGAGGGGTTGCGGTATGGATCCAGGGGGCATTTTTGGTTTGAGGATTTCCAATTTTTGAACAGGATACGAATGGTTATATGTGCCCTTGCTGGGTGTATCCTTGATCAGAGAGAGGTTCGACACCAGTCCCTGTTTTATGTTAGAGGGATTTCTCTTTAGGCACTGGCGCTATTGATGAGTTTCTCGGCCACTAGGCGCACCGGGTCGTACCGCTCATTGTCCATCAGCTTACGGAATCCCTCATAGGGTGTCTGGACCTTGATCCCTTCACCCTGGATTGCCTTCAGTACAGCAGGAGACCATCCACTCAGCTGTACAACACCCTGCTGATTCGCCGTGGCGTGGAAATCCTTGTACTCGGCCCGCAAGTTCCAGCAAACAATGCGAGGGGCCGTGTACCCAGCATCCGTAAACTTACGACTCATACGGTCAAAGTGCGTCTCCCAGTCGAGACTCTCGTACTCAGCCGCCGCATCGAACCCCATATCCGTAAGAACCAGGAGATCCGTGGGCGCATCCTCAGGCTTCACGCCGTGCTCGATCATGCGCTCCAGGATCAGGTCAGCCGCAGCCCCAAAATTGGTATTAAGCCCCTGACCAAAATCACGGATCGACTCGGCCTTTGCACGAAGGCCATCGAGACCCTTCAGAGAACACCATTGCGGAGTTGAGTCAAAGGTGAGGATATAATCAGCAAAGGCAGGAGATGCCACCTCGCTGATAAGAATGCCCAGGGCCAGACTCACATACATTGGCACACCGCTCATGGAGCCACTGAAATCGCACATGGGTACCACCTTCCCAAGACCACCACCCTTTAACACCTCCTCACGAATGGCATTCCACTGTGCCTGAATCACCTTATCAGACTCCCCACCATCGTAGCCATTTATCATCTCAATGACGAGCTCATGAGGGTTCACTACACCCGCCCCCTTCATCTTCTCCTCACCACTTTCCACCTTTTCCATGAAGTACTTGAAATTCTCCTTACACTCCATACGATCCACGTTGTCAGGGTAGCGATCCACGACCATGCTTCGAAGGGCACGCTTCTGGTTGAAAAAGGCCAGCTTGTTCCGCTTCATCAGTCGCCCAGGCACCTTGCGGGGCTGAATCTGGGCCCACGTCTTCCCGCACATCTTCACCTCCGTGGTATCTAGGCAACGATTCAGCAGGGCCAGGGTGCGCCGGTACTGCCGCATACGATGCCCAGCATCAACCTCCCCAGGAAAGAGGAGGTTTGCAAAGTGCCGAGCCAGAATATCGTACTTGGACCCTTCACGAGGCATCCACTTCGCCAATAAACTCGGCCGCTCCGTTTCCTGGTCCACTACAAACTGTAGCCGCACTACACTATCAATTGCCTTGTGAGCAGTGGGACACCAAGACCACAGCTTCCACATGTCCTGCCAGCAACCATACTCGGGAATCAGCGCCACAAGCTCTGAAGCCCACTCAGGCCGCTGAGTAATAACAGAAGCAAGCATCTGGATAAAGAGATTACGCTCTCCCTTGCCCCCACGCACATCACGAGTCTGAAACATCATCACCAGCAGATCCCGCACAACCTCGGGATTTCCCGAGTTTAACAGCTTCGTCACATTATCCTTGATATAACTCGCATCAAGGTCACGAGTCAGCATTGTAAAAAAACTCACTCGTAGATCTCCAACCCCCTCCTCGGTATACACACTACTCCCGTTAACACCAATCTTGGTCTTAGAGGGAGCATTCATAGCAGCACAGAAGGCCATTGTTCATTCATCACAGACACGCTTTAGACTCCAGACTCAGGGGAGGTGCGATTTCCACCACGCTCGTTGATGTAACGGCGCTGCTCAGGGGTCGTGCACACGCACCCACCGCTGTCACAGCTGAAGCTCGCCCCGCAGCACTCAGGCTTGCACTGGTTGTCCTTGAACATGAAGAGGTTGTCGGGGCCAGGCGAGAACTTCGGGAAATTACCCTTCAGGGGCTCGTTAGGCGCAGTGTAGCGCCAGCCGCCATTCTCGGCAGTCAGGCGCACACCATCAAAGGGACCAATGGACTCATACTTGTCTTTGGCACCGGCAGGCTGGGCCATGTAGCTCACAAAGCCCTCAGCGCTTCCACTGAGAACCGGGGACGCATAGCTCATCATGAGTACATTGGCTAAAACAAGGAGTAAAAGGGCACTGATCAAAAAAGTCATACGCTTCATCATCTTCCGCAGATTCTAACAAGGACTGTGAAAATTGGAGAAGATAATTGCTAGATGGTATTGAGAGATGCCAGTGTGAATCCGTATGTCTGGTCAATTCTGTCCCACCCTATCTCTGTAAAATCCCGCACACGTAAACCAGTCTTGTTCGTTTGATCAGGATACCAGACTAAAAATTCCCCTGACTTTGTGATTAAGTGATACCCAAGATACAGATCAACCTCAAAGGTTTTATCAGGATGTCTCCATCTCCCTTCCTTCGGATACCAAACCCACGCAGATGAATTGGGGCCAGAAGAACCTACAAATTCAGACGTATCGATATATGTTCCCAAGACTTCAGTAAAGATCCCATCAGCCCCTTTTACACTATCTCCAACAGCCACCTCTGAAATTTTCACAGGGCCTTTGTTCTTTTCCCATACAAATGTATCTTGGCCCAGTAGTCCTCTGCCTGGGGATTGCTGATCTTGTGTTAAAGGAAGTTCATCTGCCTTCAATGGGTTCAGCATGTCGTACATGAGCCTTTCCCATGCAGCATCATATTGAATATCTACTGGCAATTCTTCCCAATCTCTCAGAAGTACTTCTGCTGTAGTATCTCCTGACCCTTTCACAACCCATACTCTCTGACTCGTGTTCAAACAATAGAGAAGATCAGGGGATTGTACAAGTGGCCTGGCCCCTTTTACTTCCAGTGCCGGTATCCACTGTTCTTGAAGTGGATCAAATACCAAATGAGACCCACTCAAGATAACACCCTTGTATTCAACACAGAGAGCTCCTTTTCCACTTGTTTTCAAAATCCCTTCCACACAGCCCCCAGACCGCAAAGCCTCTCCTGGTTTGAGTTCATCCACCCTCTTCCATCCACTCTTTGTGGCAACAAGTGTCCAAGGTGCAACACAGAAACTGCCTGCCATTCCACTTACATTTGCTCCATACACTGTCGCCGACAAGATTCCAATCATTGTAAGAATAATTGGGACAACAGGCCACATCACAAACCACAGGAAAATTGCCAAAACAACCAAAATGCTTAAGATAGCTATCACGACTTGTATTACGAAGCCCATGGCATTTTGAATTCCCTTGATCATTGACATTCCCATAAAGACAGCAGCCGTAGCAACACCAAAAATACGATCAAAAATACTCATCATTTTCACAACAGACCTCAGGGATGCGTAAGTCATAACTTGAAACTTATTCCATAAACTTTGAAAGATATCCATAATAGGTTTCATGAGACTGGCAACCATGCCACGCATCCGAAGTATACTCTCTTGAATAGGACCTGTTGCATTCACTTGTTTACTGAATAATGACATCGCTGGGCCCATAACAAGCCCAATAGCCGAATCAATAAATTTCGAGATACAGAACTGAAAATTATCAATAGCAAAGTCTGACGGATCAATATTGCTCCCTTCTTTTGGAATTAAATGAGCACTCGCAATCACTAGAGGTTCACAGCGCCTTTCATTCCACTTTGCCCTTATATCATCCAACTGGAGTTGAGCAAAGGAGTATGC